TCGAGCGCGCGGATCGCCTTGTCCTCCCAGTCCTTGCGGGAGACCTTGTCGCGCTCGTAGTCCTCGACCACCCGGGCGCCGAGATTGGCGACGGTCGATGAGTCCAGCAGGTGCGAGAGGTCGCCATCAGCGCTGGCCAGCTCGTAGAGCTTGCGGATCGGGTCGTGGGCGACCGGCTCCTCGAACGCGTTGTCGCCGTCCTCCAGCAGGTCTTCACCCATGAGTTCGGGGTCGAGGAGTTCGTCGTCTTCCATCGAAGCTCCTCAGTAGCCGGTCGCGTAGGAGGTCCCGCGCGGTGTGTCGTCGTAGTCGCTCAGGACCGGCGCGATGGCCGCGCGCCCCATCCCGCTCATCACGAGGTAGCGCTCCGCGTCCATCAGGTGGTCGCGTTCCTTGACGATCTTGCCCTTCTCATCACGGCGATACAGACGCCGCTCCGAGCGCAGATTGGCGAGGCTGGAGAACACCTTCAGCCGGCCCGAAACCAGCCGCCGGTACACGGCGAAGATGCCAGCCTCGACTTCGTTGTTGGCAGGCATGAGGTCCAAGCCAAGCGCCTGGTACTCGCCCATCAAGGCCCGGCCGTCGATCTGGCTGCGCCCACGTGACGCCGGGTCGATCACGCCCGGTATCCAGGCCCCGCGCCCCTTGATGGCGTCGGCGTGAACCTGCGGCGGAGCCTCGGAGACGTAGTATTCGTCGTAGAGGTAGACCGTGTCGTTCTCGCGGTTCCAGGCGCCCCAGACCGCTGCCGTGCGGTTCCAACCCACATCCAGCGCATAAGCCCTGGGCCACCACTCGGGGATCTTGAACGGCTCGACGACAATGCTGTCTTCCGCCACCGGGTAGATGACGCCGGAGCCAAGCGCCGGAATACCCTTCGCCCGTGCGTCCCGCTGGTGCGGCGGGATGGACGCCCAAAGCTCCTTCTTGTCCACCTCGGAAAGGTGGGGGACGTCGTCCCAGGTTATGCCGATCGACCACTTGCTCATTGCGGCGCAAGCTCCGGCATGAAGCTCAGCGCCACGTCCGTCAGGCCCGACAGCGGCGTGAAGGTGGCGATCACCAGCCCGCGCGTCGTCATGGTCCGCAACAGACCCTCGGTGTAGATCGGCTCTGGCGGCTCTTCGTCGAACCAGACGATGTCCCGCTCGGTCCCCTGCCAAGCCTCCCGTCCCTGGTCGTACGACCGGAACTGCAGCGTCGAGACGCCGCCCGACGCGTGCTTGATCTTGGCGTAGTCCACGTGGCCGCGGATGCCGGGCGCCGGAACAGGCTTTGACGCCAGGTAGTCCCGGGGGATCAGCCCCGTACCCCTCGCCTCCTCCGGGCCAAGCAGCTTCTTGACCACAATGTCCCGCGTCGTCGCGCCAGTGTCCCCGCCGCACAGCACGTTGATGGGACGCTCGAAGCGATGGCCTTCCCACCAGTCGGGATACAATCCCGTCAGGTGCAGCGTGACCTCGTAAGCGCCAATCCCCTCAGTCTTCCCCACCCGGTTCGCAGCCATGGCGGCGCGTTCCCGGTGATGCTTGCCGGCCGCGAAGAACGCCAGGTGCTTGGGGTACAGCTCCCGGCGAAGCGGGCCGTCGTCGGGGTAGTAGGTCCAGAGCTTGCGGCCCTGCTCCTTAATGGACAGCGCCCTCTCGATCTGCCTCTCCAGCTCGGCGAGCTTCTCGGACGGCATGGAGCAGAGCAGAGAGTTCGTCTCGTTCCAACTCATCTAGCGTGACGTCCTTCACCTCGACATGCTTCGGCGAGAGTGAGGCGACGACCTTCAGGTACACGTCGGGCTTCTCGGAGCGCACCGCAGCGATGACCGCCTCGCCGTGTTCAGCGAAGTCATCGGACAGCGCCCGAAGGAAGTCCTCGTTCAGCTTGTTCCTAGAGCCCTTGGGCCGCCCCTGAGGGTTGCCGCTCTGGCCTGGCTGGAACTTCGTGTTCTGTTTCTGCCCTGTATTTTCAGGTTCGTCGGCCATCCGGCCCTGCCTCATGCTCTGGGGGTGGCGCTAGCCTTCGGCGTCTTCCGCTTCCACGGTCGAAGCCGCGAACAGTTGAGCAGCCGCCACCGGGTCAGCGAGAACGATAGCCTCGACGAGCTTGGCGACAGTGGCTTCAAGGGCTTCAATGCGGTCGGCTTGGGTCATGGGATTCTCACATCTCGCTCTCGATCGCCGGGAGCATGTTGAAGAGGTACTCGAGGGCCTGCTCTTCGTCGGGGAAGACGCGCTCTTTGCGCTCATCGCCGTTCTTGAGGACCCTTAGGACGACGTACCTGCACCCCAGGTGGGCTATGCGGTAGTTGGAGAGTGAGGCTGCGTGGCGGGCGGCTTTGAGCAGCTCGCGACGGTGATAGAACAGGGTCTTCACCGCATGAAGCCCTCACGAGGGTACTGAGCGACAGAGCTTGTGTTGCAGAGGCCTACTGGCGCTGTGGGGTATCGCGGTTCAGAGATCTTCCCGCCTTGCGACATGCGCTAGCAGGCTGGCCGCGAATCACTTTCGGCGCGCGAGCGGCAATGCTCCGAGCCTTTCATTATGGAACTTGACACAAGCTCTAGCGTGTCGTCAAGCCCTCTTCCGCAAGATCGTGACTTCGAAGGGGACGCCGCGCTCGGACTCGGGCTGAACCTCGATGCCTTCCGCCGTCTCGTAGCGGACTGGCAGCTCGCCCTTGTCTTTTCGGGTTCGAGCGAACGGGACCGGGACGATGTTGTCTCCCGCCTGCTTCGGCGGGCGCATCGCTCGGCCTACGGCGCCCAGGCCGTCGAACAGGCGCTGACGCTTCACCTCATCCTTGATCCCGAGCGCATGGTCGGCGGCTTGCTTCGGCATCCAGAGTGGCCAGGAGCCCAGCACGCAGACCATGAACAGCTCTTCGCGCTCGGCGGGCTTCAGGGCCACGTTCAGGCGCTTCCAGCGCTCCAACGCTGCAGCCTCAAGCTGCTCGCGATCCTCGGGGCCGGGCTCGTAGCTGAACACGCGGTCGAAGATCTCGACAATGGCCTCGTCGCTCATCTCCGCCCATTTGGTGCGAAGGGCTTCGGTAGGCTCGACCTCGCCGTACTTGCTCATGGCGAGGCGCGGGCCTGAGACGCCCTGGTGTGCGCGATTGAAGGTCGCCCGATAGGCTGCGGCGTCGCGGTGCTGGCGCTCAGTCACCCATCCTTGGGACAAGGCGAAGTCCAGGGGGTGTTCCCCAGCCGTGGCGTCTCCCGCCTGGCGTTTGGCGACAACGGCCTCATTCGGGCCGCGCGGCTTCAGCTTCCCGCAGGCGTAGCGGTCACCTTCCTTCTTAGGGCGACCAGCCTTGCTGGAGCCTTTGCCTTTGCGACGACGTGCTGCGTTAGCCATTCAGGCGGTCTCCGGTGGGGATGAACGAGCCTTGAGCATGGCGTCTGCGATCTCGTAGGCGCGCTTGGCGTAGTTAGCCTGATCCGACGGGTGCGAACCGGCGCGGCCAGACACAAGCCCCGTCAGCGCCGCCATCGCGAACTCGTCGCGCAGGGTCTTTCGGGCGTCCGCGGTGAAGGTTTCGCTGCGGGCTGGGAGGCCCGCCCCGACCGGTTCTCCGCCTCGACAGAGCATGATCCGCCACCCTCCAGCGGGAAGCGGCGCTTGTGATGCAAGGCTGTCGGTCCCTTGCATCGCACTCTCGTCAACGGATGTCGTCTTCCCTTCCATCACTCGGACTCCCCCTGCGGCGGCAGGGCGGTGTTGGCCTTCAGCGCGAGGTACTTGGACCCGTCCGCCTTCGTGCTGATCCAGCCGGCGATCTGGACGGTCGAGCCGTCAGGCAGGCAGAGCGAGCCCTTGTAGTCGGGCTGCACATCCTTCGACTTCTTGTCGTTGCGGAAGAGCGAGCCGTGGCCGGGTTTATGCTGGAAGCTCATGCGCTCTTCCCTTGGGGTTGGGAGGAAAGGGCTTCACGAACAGCGATCCACGCGCGCTGGTCGCATTCGTGGCCTAAACCACCCCGCTCCTCGGCCTCGGTGATCTCGCGACAGATCGTCTCGCGCACCCGCTCGGGAAGGCGGTGCTTGTGAGCATGGAGCGCCATAGCCACGTCGCTCACAGCGTAGGTCATCCGCCCCAAGGCGTAGCGGAATGCCCAGAAGTGTATGTCCGGGTCGAAGACGACCCTCTCCTGGTTCTCGCTCATTCCCCCTCCTCCCGCTTGGCGTTGGTGAGGGCGGGCGCGGGTCCGAGCACCTCCCACTTGTCGCCTTCCAGCTCGCGCTCGATGAAGCGGCAAAGCTGACCGCCGAGCACCCGGATCTCGCCCGCTTTCGGGCAAGGTTCCTCGCTCATCTCCCCTCCCCCTTGGCTGTGTGGGCGGTCACTCTTCGCCAACCCGCTCGACTACCGCAGCGTCAGGAACGTCGATCTCCAGGCGAGGGCTGTAGCCGTTCTCGGCGGTGCGCCAGCGCATCGGCCAGTCAGGAAGTGGCACGTCCTCGTCCAGTTGCGAGAGCCCGATGATCCATCCGCCGGTACGCGGAAGGCGCGCCATGCTGTAGGTCCCGACGACGATCAGGCCGACACCCTCAGCCGTGGCGATCCGAGCAGCGGCTGCGCCACCGAAGCAGCCCATCTCGTCGGGTTCGCCCCGGCGCTCACCTTCCATACAGAAGAGGTCGTCGGAGTGACCCTGAAAAACAAGCGTTCTCATGCAGTTAATGTCCCCGATTTCGCATTGAAAAGCAAGCAACTAACGCGTAAGTTCTAGGTGTTCACGACGCCGCAGGAGCCGCCGTTACTTCACCCCGCTAGATCCGAAACCACCCTCTCCACTCTCCGTATCTGAAAGCTCTTCAGCTTCTTCAGTCGGGGTGTGGGAGCCTATGCGCTTGAACTTGAGGGTGGTCATTTGACATCCGTTGCTGAGAGTGCGCGGACAGTCACGAGCGCTCGGCTGACCTTGATCAGGGCTCGCTCGTAGCCGCCGCCGCTTCGCCCCATGCGCTCGACGCAAAACGCAAGCTCACGCTGTGCATCCTCTAACGCGTCGCGGACCTGGCTTAGGTCGGCGGCTGAGAGCGTTGGCAGCTTGCCCCGGCGCTGGAGTTGACGGCAGGCGCGGCACTCCCGCTCCCCAGTGGGGCGGATGTAGGTGTTTCGCTCATCGAACTCATGCCCGCGAGGGCAATGTGTGAGG